TCCCATGTACACTGTTGGGATACCTGCTGCAGCTGCGATCTCATCTGGAAGCTTATAGCGTGTTCTTGATGCCTCTGCTACCAGTTTTCCCAGACACTCTGCCAGACTCTTCTTAGGATCGTGTGCTGCTGTCTGCAGCTTCTCATTTTGCGTGACCGTGTAGACAATCAGATCACGCATTCCGCTAAGTGTCGTGGAATGCGCAAGGTTAAGATGCTCAGACTCTACCTTGATCTTTCCTATTGCTGCTTCCACTGGAGTTGTAAACGTGTCCACTACTTCGTCTGCGTAATCTTCTGCATCTTCCTTCTCCAAGCCATTCTCCTCTGCTAAGAGGATGAGGGACTCAATGTCCCCCTCCATTTTCAATCCCTCTGCTGTCTTATTCAGCTCCTCATAGGTCAATGGACCAAACCTATCAAACATGGTGTCTCCTTCCCTAATGTTCAGTTATTTTTTGCTATTCTTACTATCTTGCCTACTTCGCTTCGCCACCATAGTAATTTGCGATGATTTTATATATCTTCTTTTCCGGCAGATGCCCGATATAGGTAATTGGAGTCGGAAGGTCAGCAGCTTCTACAAGAACATCTGGCAGTCTATAACTGTCTCTAGCAGCTTCTTTGATAATCTGTCCATAGCACTCAATCAAATGCTTGTCTGGATTGTGTACGGGGATTCTCAACTTGCTATTCTCGATAAGTGCCTGAGTAACCAGATTCTTCAAGCCATTCAAAATTTCAGATGACTCTGGTGATTTTGCAATCAAAGCCTCTGATTCCACACTGATCTTTCCGAATGCCGCCATAAATGGAGTTGCAAGCTTTCCCTCGATCGCATTCAGATAGCTGTCTACATCCAACTCATTTAATCCATTCTCCTTTGCCAGAATGGTAAGTGATTTAATGTCTCCCTTATCCTTCAACTGTTCTGCTGTACTCAGCAGCTCGTCAAAGGTCATTGCTCCGAACTTATCAAACATTCTCTTGTACCTCCTCTAAGTAATACTCTTCAACGATTTCTCTTACTGACTTTTGTGATAAATCTGGAATTGCAAGCTTTCCCCATGGTGTCAGATCTGCCGGCATCCGATCAGGAGCCTGCACAAGCGCCTCCATCAGCTTGCATACACAATCTACAGACGACTTGTCTGATCGCATTACTGCTTTCTGCAATTCTGTGTTATCTCTCACTACCTGGCGAAGCATGCCAATCATTCCGCAGATCATGATAGAGTCTCTTGAATCAATTCCATCCAGTTCTGCACGGAGTCTTCCCATCGCTGCATCATCAAGATATGCTAACTGCGACTTTCTTCCCTCCATGTACCACTCTGCGTCTACCATGCACAAGCCGTTCTCCTTGGCCAGTGTTACCAGCCCCTCCAGATCACCTTCCTGCTTGAGCAATGCTGCCTTTTCGTTCAGCTGCTCTAATGATGTCATTTTTCCATATGTATCGAACATCGTGTTCTCCTTCCCTGAAGCAGGAGCCATGCACCGTGATACAGTGTCTTTGTATTTGGTTCCTCGATGCCATAAAAGGCATTGAAGCAGCCTATCAGGTGCACTATCTCCCTCTGCTCCTCATTTAATTTTGATTCAAAACGTTCCCATGTGCTTTTTCGCACAATTTCTTTCAGTTCTTCCCAGCTGTCCAGCCACGGCATTCCATTCTCAGCTTTATCCAGCTCATGCTCAGTGGTCTCCATTTGCCACCCCTTCCTTTGTACTCCATATAAACCACATGAGGAAATTTTTCACGGACAACCGCTGTCACCTCCAGCATTTCCGACTCTCCGATATCAAGATCGAATTTCATTTTGTCACCGATCTGTGTCTGTTCCTGCATCTTTTCTGCGCCTTCTTTCAGGTGACTTCTTTTTCTTGTTGTCTCCTGATAAAACTTTGTCTCCATCTGTGTCCTCCATACTGTCTGTTGTTATTAACTTGTAATACTGATACAGATATCCGCTCACCTCGGATACTCCTGATACCAGCGTTCCTTCCACGATTTTGTAGCCCTTTGGCGGTTTTGGTGTCTGCCGGAATGACTTTGCCTTTATCTTCTTTCTTTCCGGTTCAGGGTTGAGCAAATTACGGCTGCAGGTGTATCTCTGCTTTCTCGTACTCTCCGGATCCCGGAAGGTCTTCTCAGTCTCCTTGATCAGATACTCGGCAAGTGCTTCATAGTCTCCTGACTCATCTAATAGCTTCATGTCCGGTCGTCCATGTGGCCAGTTCTTTTTGAGCAGCTTTGGTGTCTCTGGCAATCCGTTCATAATAATGTGGTGATGGATACGCTTTCCCTGCCATTCTGTCACCACTATGTATTTCAGCTCACTTCCAAGCTTGCGGTAATCCTCTCTCATCCCTCGGATGAACTTGTCCAGCCGTCTCTTTGCCTCTTCCTGGCTAGGTGCATTCCCTGCATATGTCAATGTGATAAAGTAATCATCCTCTCCAAAGTTGGCCTCCAGCTTTCTGGCTAACAGCCTCTTTGCCTGAAGGTCATTCTCCTTCTTCTTTTGTTCAGGAGTCGGAGCTTTCCTCTCTGATCGCTTTTCCCCTTTGGCATACACCCTCCTTTGGTACTTCTCCACCCATACCGTTTTCCTGCAGCGGTATATCTTTTGATAGTACATATACTTCTCCCTAAAGTTAGTGCCCTAATCAAGTCTCAACGGGAGGAAAAACCTCCCGTTTTTGCTTGCCTTTTCCGGCAGCTTCTGTTATACTTACGTTGTACTTTTACTTGTGCCGCTGACTGGGTTTCCCGACCCGCAGCGGCTTTTTCAATGTACTGCTTATTCCATCGCCGCTGCTGACAATATGTAACTCTTCATCGGTCTCTGACAATACCAACCAGTCCGACCAGATCAGTCCGGCAGCCACGATAACTGCCTTCTGATCACGTGTCGGCTTTGTCGCTTTGCTCTTTCCCATTGTGATTCTCCTTTCGTTAAATCTGCGCAATAATCCATCCGATCATCACGCAGACCACCGACCATGCGATCATATTGACAGTATTTGCAATCGGCTGTTCCTCCTCTGCCGCTCTCTGCTCTTCCTCCTGCATCAGGTGACGCAAACGCATCTTGTTACGCTCTGGATCGCTCATAAAGCTTGGCACCTGTGGTGCACGGCTCTGATCCACCTCGTCCATTACAAATTCACCATTTACCTTGATAATCTCGAACATGATATTTTCCCTTTCTTTTTTAGCC